TGTGAATACTCATTTGAGCTAACTCCAGGCTCTTTTTTAGCAGGAGCTGCTCTTAATGAAAAACGACCTTGCTCAGGGAAAACCTCATCAGGTTTTATTTTAGAACCAGTGGTAGTAACCTTAGCTTCAAATTGGTCAAAGCTACCGAGATTATTAAAAGTTTTAGAGGCTACATCATAAAATAACTTTCTCTTATTAGAGTCTTGCATCTTTTTCTCAAATTCATTATAAGTACCTAAGTTATTAAAAGATTGAGAAGCTGTATTGTATAAAGCCTGTAATGATTCTTTTGGCATTAAAATCCTGGTATATTAGTTTTTGTTGATTCAGCAGAAGAACTTTGTAAACCCCCGACTCGTGTCCTAAGAAAATTTTGTTGCCTACGTAAAGAGTCTATTTCCGAGTTATATTTTTTTACTTCATTTTCCGTTAATGGAGGAAGGCCTCCAATTTTTCTTTTAGTTGGATTTAATAAATCTTGATAGTCTTCGATAGTTTTTTGCAGACCAGAATAGGTAACTCCACCAGAACTGCTACTTATTTTTGTAGGGTCTTTCTTAGTACCTCTTTCTATATCTGATTCCAATACTCTTCTTTTTATTTCTTCTTCTCCTGGAGCAGGTAAACCGCCCACCATATCAATAGATTCTCTAGCTTCTCTCTCTAACCTTGCTACATCTGGTTGCTCACTAATTTTAAATGCAGCTTCTTTCTCTTCCTTACTAGGCATAAACTGAAAATCAGGAGATACAGAAGAAAATACTGTACTCGCTCCTGTTTTCCCATCAGAAGCAATAATCATTCTCTTGCCACGCATAATCGCTTCTCTATTCGCTTGCGTTTGCTCAACATTACTTACCATGCCATTAAAAAGATCAAGCTCACGCTTTAGACGATTCTTTTCATCTTCTTGTCTTTTCAATCTATCTTGNAGGCTAAGTTGCGCTGCTTGTTGTATACCAGAGGAGACACCTTGAGCNAAGCCACCTGCAAATGCCTGTGTTGCTGAAGGTCTTTTCTTTGTTTTAAATTTAAAAGCCATTGTTTACTCCTTAATCTTATGACTGTGTACTAGATGTTAAGGCATTTGTTAGGTACCCACCAATCGCTCCGCCTACTGGGCCACCAACCGCTGTTCCTAAAGCAGCACCTGCAGCACCTACAATACCTTCCCACCACTCTGGCTGTCTGTCTATATCTGCTTGTATTTGCGCTCTAGAAGTCTCTTGGCTCATCATTGCCCTTCTCATTTGATCTTGAATCTGTTGTTGCGTTTGACCTAATCCTGCCATTTTATTCGCTTGCCCTATTGCTAACCTAGGAACTTGCTGTAATTGTTGTGCAGTTTGCGCTTCAATACCTGTAAGCCTATCTAATAAGCCTCTTTCACCTTGTTCTTGAATTTGAGGGACTAAAGCACCTAAAGTTTGAGCTTCGCCACCTGTACCTAAGATTGAGCGTTCTAACTGACTCATAAGCTGACCTTGCTGCCTAGCACCAACTCTTTCAGCCATCTGTCTTTGAGCGAAACCAGACCTTTTAATAAGGCTTTCTAGCTCTGCAAGCTCTCTCTCTGTCTTATCTTCGGTCTCTTGAAGCTCTGCCATTCTACGAGCTTCTTCATTCCCCCTCCTAGCTTCTTCTAAATTTTCATAAACCCTACCATCGGGAGTTGTAAATAATCCAGTCTCTGGGTCTTTAGTAACACCTGCTTGAGACTGCAGTGCAGCATTTGCTCTTAATTCCCTTTCTTTTCGCTCTTTTATAAATTTAGGGGAATTAGACCTTCTTATTTTTAGTATTTCTTGTTCTAATTCACTTAGTCCTGTGTAATTCATTCCACCTCCTGAATTATCACCTCTTTTACTGCCTACTAATTCTGATGCCATATTATAAATCCTTTGCTTTTTTAATTTCTGAGAAATGCCACTCTTCATTTAGCTTTACTGCTAAGTAAAACTTACCTTCTTTAGTGCATATTCCAATATCTGTGTCTTTACCTTCTTGAGGACTAAAAAATCCTTGTTTAAGGTTAAAAATTTTATCTTGCTTACCATCGGTAAGTGTCTCAATGGTTTCTTCCATTATGGATTACTCCCTTCTATATCATAATCAATATCTATGCCATCGATGCGCACATTGCTTTCGACTCCATAGATTTCAATCTCAATGCTCTTTCCTAGCTCATTCACAATACTAGAATATGTTTGCAACGTAGAATGCTCAACCATTTCTTGTGTAATAGCTGCAGTATCACTACCATCTATATACACCTTATAAGACATAGCTGTACCTGTACCACTCCCTTTATAGGTAATGTGCAATTTTGTAAAGCGTTTAAATTTATCAGGTAAACCAAAGTCATATCTTTTTGTCTTTAATAACATTGTAGAAGTCACATCATTTGCTGTACTACTAAAAACATTAGCAACCTTCTTGGTTTCTCCTTCATACGTTTGTAATTCTTGCGTATCAGATAAAACAAATTGACTTTGATAGTGACCTGTGAACCCATCAAATTTAGACCAAGATTGTGTATCAAAGTTATACGCATACATTGTATTCGCATCAAAGTCATAATTCACAACTAAGGTATTAATATTTGCGTGGTAGCCAAGAGATAATGCACCTTCATTTATTTTAAGATCTAATGCCTGATAAGTGTCTCTAATTAAAAGAGATAGTTCAGATACTTCTGTTCCACGGATAAGACTCACTTGCTTATTATCTGCAAAGCAAATACCATAAGGTGTATCTATTACTGCGTGTTTATGTAAACAACCAATACCTGCAATATGTCTTTCTAAAATAAAGTTCGCAGATTGTGCGCTTTGTATTCTGTAGATATAAATATTTCTTGTTTTAAAGACATATAATCTATTCTGAGAAGAATGTAATACAGTTATTTCATCGCCATCATTCTTACCAACATCAACAAACTTGGCTCCCACCACGGCTTCATCGAGCTTAAAGTTATCAGTAAAGACAATGCGATTCTTTTCACGAAGTGTTTGGTCATTCTCATCCTTAAAATCTATATTTGCATAAAATGCTTTATTACCAACAACAGTTGCTGTATTCCATTTAATTGGTTTTAATCTAGTTTCTGCAGCTCTTCCTGTAAGTGAGTTATATGTAGCAAGTTTTAAACCATCGTTTGGTAAATACCAAGTAGCAAGCTTATCTGTAGATACGGTGCATACAAAACCAGTAAGACTGCCCCAGTGATAATCTGTTGCTAAATCAGCGTAAGTTTGTCCTACCCAGTTACCCCAATTCACCGCACCTGCTGATGTACCAGTAGTTAAAGTAATTGTAGAAATTGATTTTATGTTTGCAATATATGTAATTGTTTTTTTCAGACCTGTTGCAAAGTTTGCTAAATCATTACTCGTTAACTCGTGCATAACTATTATTGCTTTGTCAGCGGCAAAGTTTGAATTGGTAAATGACCATGAACTATCACCCCTTAATGTCGTCAATGTGTGATGTGTATCATCAGAACTCAATTCTAAATCATCGTTAGCACTAGCACCGTAAGGTTCTAAGCAGGGAATCCAAGCTCCATTATTTGAAGTAATACTTGCTCCCCTGAGAATAACTGTAGAAGTAGCTGAATCTTTTGCTCTAGGATCTTCTGAAAAACCATCCTGAGTATCGTAAGTCGTCACTAAATACCAATCAACATCATCTTCGGGTTGCCAATATAAATTAATACCTGTAATTCTTTTATTCCACCTGGCTAGGTCTACACCAGTATCAACAACTAGCTGAATACCAGGACACCTAGCGCCTGAAGAAAGAGGAGCGTTTTGAGGGAAAACCCCAATATCTCCATTTGCATCTCTGGCAAGCTCACTTTCTTGAACATAGTCATATAAAAATGACACTGTATACTTATCTTTAGAAGAGAAAGTATTTGCTGCAGCATCAGGAATTAACTTAGTATCTATAAGGTCGCTATTTTGCGTTTCTTCATCTGGATAATGAACAAAAATACCTACTTCGTTTACTGCGTTAATATCATTGTTTTGATCAAAAGCGTATTTCATAGGAACAACGACTGGAGGTGCTAATTCCGTATCTTCTACTGTCCAAGCATTTAAAGCAG